GCCATGTATACCCTCAAGTAGGCAGGATAGGACAGGAACCGACGGGACTGGACCAAGATTGGACGGGGTGGATCATGTTCGGCCCCGGTTGGAGACGGCGCGGAGGGGGGATAGTGAGGGTAGCCATGGTCTGGCCGCTGCCGTGTGGTTGCGGGATGTTTATGGGATGACGTTGCGGCCGTGGCAGGCGTATGCGTTGGATCGTGCGCTGGAATATGACGCGGATGGTCTTGTGTGGGCTAGCGTGATTATCACGGTGGGCAGGCAGTCGGGGAAGAGCTGGTTATCGCGTGCGGTGTGCATGTGGCGGCTACATAATGCGGCGTTGTTTGGTGAGCAGCAAACCATTATTCACGTAGCTAATAAGCGTGAGACCGCTATGGAAGTTATCCGGCCGGCGATGCAATGGGCAGTAGAAAAGTACGGCAACAAGGCCGCTAGGTGGGGTAACACGATGGCCGGTATTAACTTACCGTCGGGTGATCGTTGGATTATTCACGCCGCTAACGAATCGGCCGGCGTCGGGTATTCCGCGGGGATGGTGTTCGCGGATGAGGCTTGGAAGATTGAGCGCCGGGTCATTGAGGACTCACTAGCGCCTACTATGGCGTCACGTAACCAACCGCAACTGTGGTTAGTATCGACGGCCGGCGACTCATCGTCGGAGCTAATGCTCAGTGCCAGGGCGCGGGCCATAGACAATCTCAACACACCGACATCGGAGCTGCTGCTGGAATGGTCGGCGCCACCGGACGCGGACCCCGACCTCGTCTCCACCTGGCAATGGGGTAGCCCCGACTGGTCAGATAAGCGCGAAAAGTTTCTACGGCAACAGTGGGAGCGGATCGACCCTGGCGCGTTCAAGCGCGAATACCTTAACCAATGGATAGTCAAAGATAACCATTGGATGGGTAGTGGGGTTTGGGACACGTGCGAGGACCCGACCTTGGTGCTCGACCCGGCCCAGCATTGGGCCGTAGCTTGTGAGTCAGACTTTGACGGCACCTCCCACGCCGTCGCCATAGCCTGGGTCACCGGTCAAAACCTAATCGGCGTAAAGGTCACCACGCACCGGACCATAAAAGATGTTGACGAACGCCTAGCAGAGATACGGGCAATGAATCCCGATCTTCACGTGTCCATTACGCCGTCATATATTGATCGGCTAACATCACACACCGACGGGATAGTCGGGCAGCGGGAAGCACAGATAGCCACACAGGTAATGCTCGACGCGTTCAACAGGTGCACGATCCGGCACGACGGCGACCCGGCATTGTTGGATCAGTTCACGCGCTCCACCATCTCGAAGCGGAGCGGCGGTTGGGTGCTCTCATCGGTGGCCGGATCCGGTGGGGTTTATGCGGCGCGGGCCGTAATGTTTGCACTAGCTCAAATAACTAAGCAGCCTAAGCCGCGACCAATGATCTACTCACGAACCGCGACACGCCGATAACCCCGACATCCCAAGACACTAGGTTCAGTGTGCTAGGCGAGGGATAATGCGGGCGTGGCTCTACTCTCCCGTGGACTCCGCCTAGTCGGAGCATCCCAAGCGATCAACAGCGATGTCCAGGCAACGTCGAAGATGATCGCGGATGCTCCGACGGTCCGGGAGGCTAACGCCCTCCTGGCATCAATCACAGCGTCAGGCCCCTACCGGTCGATAGTGTCAAGCGCGTACCAAGTCCCCGCATACGTGAAAGCCCTAAAAACTTATAGTCACACCATTGCCACGTTCCCGCTGCGCGAATATGTCGGCATAGACCAGGTCGTAGCCCGCTCATTCTTAAACCAACCGTCCACTATCGGCACGTACTGGTCACAGATGACGCGACTCGTCGAGGACTTACTTCAATATGACACGGCCTATTGGTACGTGACGTCGAGGACGTGGGACGGGTTCCCGGCGTCAATTGAGCGGATGCCCTTTACGGAAGTGAGTTTGCAGAACCCTAACCCGTTTGCCGATATCCAATACCAGGTACCGATAGGGACTATCTGGTGGAATGGGCTAATGATCCCGGGCTCTGAAGTGATCAGGTTTGACGGCGACGGTCTCGGCGGGTGGCTAATAACCGGCGCCGCCGCAATAAATACCGCCGCCGCACTAGAGGCCGCTACCCAACAAATGGCCGAATATCCGCTCCCGCAAATTGTGCTAAAAAATAACGGCGCAGACCTACCGGCCACCGCAGTAGACGCGCTCCTAGACGCGTGGGAGACCGCACGGCAAAGCCGGACGACCGCCTACGTGAATAGCACGATTACCACGGACGCTATGGGATGGAACGCCGCAGACCTACAGCTCGTAGCGGCCCGCGAAGAATCCGCCCTCATGATGGCCCGACTCTGTAACCTTGACCCGGTGTGGGTCGGTGCCGGTGTCCCTTCGGGGAGCCTGACATATTCCAATCGCACGGATTTATATAGGCAGTTACTCGACCTGTCATTGTCGCCAATTATGGCGGCTATTGCGCAACGGCTCAGCATGAACGATGTGACGCCGCGGGGCCGGGAAGTCAAGTTTGATACGACGACTTTCCTACGCTCAAACCCTGCCGAGATCAGCGCACTAGCCACGGTACTAATTCCGCTCGGCGTGCTAACTCCTAACGAAGTCCGCGGCCTACTCGACCTACCCGACCTTGAGGTGACGATATGAACAAGACAGAAACCCCGTTCGATCTAATTGTGGACTACCGTGAGGACCGGGCCGACGGCGTAATCGCCACAATGTACGGCCGCGCCGTACCGTATGACACCCCGACGACGATCTCAGGTGTAGAAGAATCCTTTGCACCTGGCGCTTTCGACCCAGCCGGCGTAATCGGCAAGCCCCTCGCCTGGCGGCATGACGCCCCCGTCGGTGTCATCACTGACGCGTCGAACGAACCCGACGGGCTATATATCACCGCAAACATCCTTGACACCGTCCAAGGCCGCGACGCCGCGACCCTAGCGAAAGCCGGAGCGGTCAAGGGATTAAGCGTGGGGTTTACTCCGCTCAAAAGTTTACGGAATAAAACAGGCTCAACCATTAGGCACCTCAGCGCTCAACTATTCGAGACAAGCCTTACCCACATGCCCGCATATTCAAGTGCGGGTATTTCATCTATAAGAGAAGAGACGACAATGGATCCAGAAGAGACCACCGAAGAGGCCGTAGTGGTCTCAGAGGATAAGGAAGCACGCGAGGCTATCGCGCAGGTCCGCGAAAGTGTCGCAAAGATTGAGGCCCGCGCATACACTGCCGAGCCAGTCCACCCGTTGGCACAGTACCGCAGTTTCGGGGACTACTCAAAGGCCGTACTAAATGGCGAAGTTGAGTCCCGCGCACTGTTCGACCAGGTGACAGGGGACAACCCCGGGGTAATGCCCCCGAATTGGACATTAGAGGTGTACGGGATAATTAATCTCGGACGCCGTGTCATTCAGGGAGTGGGCGGGCCACAGTCCGCAGGTACCGCAGGCATGGACATCAACTGGCCTTTCTTCGACGGGTCATTGACCGACATTGTGGAAGCACAGGCGAACGAAAAGGACGAAGTCAATTCAGTACAAATCAGTATTGAAAAGGGCACCGCAACACTCGCCACGTACGCGGCCGGCTCCGACATCTCCTACCAGCTCCTGCAGCGGTCAAGTCCGTCATACCTTGACGCACACAATCGCATTATGGCCGCAAGTTACGCGACCGTAACGGACCGCAAGTTCACGCAGGATCTGTGGAACCTCGGAGCAGGCGACCAGACCTACGACTTCGCGGCCGACACAACGGGCGCAGGATTCCGCGAGGCCGTGTTTGCGGCGTCAGTGACTTGCGAGGACGCGTCCGGCCTACCCGCTACCGCGGTATTCGTGTCTACGGCAGTCTTTACCGCTATCGGCGGTTGGAGCACATTCCAGCCGGAGCCCTACACCGTCCAAAACGTCAGCGGCGTTGCAACCGCTAGCACGCTGCGTGTGAACGTGTCCGGCCTACCTGTTATTCGCGCCGTATGGCTCGACGGTGACGCCGACAAAGACGCCATTGTCACCAATGGGCAGGCGGCCCGTTGGGTCGAGGACGGCCCAAGGTTGGCGGCCGCCGAAAATGTCGGCAAGTTGGGCAGGGACGTCTCCATATATGGCTATGGGGTCACAGCAGTGTTTCTTCCCGAGGCCGTCGTACGCATGTACAACTAGTCGGGGAAGGTTAGGGGATTACTGATGGCATTAGTGACAGGACAGAACGTAGCCGACGCGCTACAACTGACCTACGCAGATGACACGGCAGGGTTTGATCAGGCCGCGGCAGCTGCCCAACTAACTGTCGGTAATCTCCTAACCGCCACCGCACTAGCGGCCGAGAACGCAGCCTGTAAAGAGGCGGCGCTACAAGTCGGCATCGAGATCTACCAGGCACGCACCTCGGTCGGTGGGCAGATAGTCGCGGTCGATTTCACGCCCGGCCCATACCGGCTATCAGTGTGGCTCATCCGCAGGGTCTACGCCCTTATCGGTCCATACATGAACCCCGCGGGGATGGTGGGATGAAATGCCCAACGCCCTCTCCACGGATGCCAGGCTAGAACTAGCGGGACTACTGGCAACGGTCACCGGGTACAAGGTTCACGACGTCGCACCTAACGTCCCGATCCCACCTTGCCTAGTGATCGTTCCCGACACGCCGTGGATAGTTCCAGAGCGCATCGGGTCAGTTCTCAACTACCGGCTACGCCTAAAAGTGCTAGTCGTGGTGGACTCTCGGAACAATGCGGCCGGGCTAAAAAAACTTGAGTCCGCGGTCGAGGCCGTAGCCGTCGCAGTCGGTGACAGTTTCATAATCGACCAGATCAGCCCTCCACAAATTACGGACACAGGGGCTACCGCGGTGCTCGTATCTGAAGTCTCCACCACATCCCACATAATCGACGCATAAACTATTTAAGGAGTTAACATGGCAGTAGTCGCAGTAGCCGGGTACACCTTCACGGTGTCTCTCGCAGCGGGTGACGTTAGTGACCAGATCACCGACGGCACGATCACACAGACCGGCACCGTAGTCCGCACCAAAACCCTAGGCGGGGTGAACTTCACCCAGACAGACTTTACTAGCGCGGCGTCTTTGTCATTCTTGTATGACGGTGATTCCGACGTATACAACACCCTCTCGGATGCGGTCACCGGGTTAACCGATATCGCCGTAGTAATCACCGGGAGCACTGGCACCTTCACCGGTGACATGTACCCAGAGTCCGTCGAGGTTACGTACGACGCCGCAGGCGTCGCAACGTGTAGCGCGTCACTCGTCGGCACCCTGGTCTTGTCCTAATGCTGCCGACGATGGTGGTGGTACTCGACGGTCAACCGGCTGTCGAGTACCAGGCCACCGCGGCGGACATGTGGCTATGGGAGGACTTATCCCAAAAGTCCATAGGGACCGGCGCAGAGTACGGGCTCAGGCTCACCCTGGCATATATCGGCGTCACGGGTAAGGAACCTAAGAACCTAACCGAGGTTCGCACCTGGGCCCGTGAGAACAAGGTTCAGGTGGACGTGGGTAAGAACGTGGACCCTACCGAGCCGGATCCTTCCGGCGCTTAGTGGTTCGGCTGGCCGTAGCTCTTAACCGGCCGGTGCACGAAGTATTGAAGTACGACCCGCAACTGTTTACGACGCTAGTGGAAGAGGTGTTTACGGATGGCAAGCCAAAAGAAAGTTGACATGAACGTGCCAGGGCTCCGGCAGCTACTCCGCGACATGAACAAACTTGACAAAGAGGCCAAAAGCGAACTCCGCAAATCCTCACTGTCTATCGCTAAGCGTTACATGGTCCCAGCCTGGTCTATGGCCGCCCTTGAGGCGGGCCCATGGGGCGACAAAATCCTACGCACTATTAAAGCCAAATCCGACCGCATACCCGTCGTGATAATTGGATCTAACCGGGTAGCGTTTAAGCGTGGCGCGTCAGTGAACCAGATAAAGACCGCGTCCTCGTTCGGTGTATCTAAGCGGGGCCGCAATAACCCCAAGGCCGCGGGAGCGGTAGCGGCGTTCGGCACCGGTACCGGATGGATGAAAGGCGTAGGCGCATCCTACAAGGAACCCGCTATGCGTGAGTGGGGATTAGCGGCCGACAAAGTAGTGGCGAATTGGCAGACTAGGCGGGTGACTTACTAATGGCAATAGCAGGCCAAGGCGGCCGGACCCTGATGGTCTACCTAGCGGCAGACACAGCGAACTTTAAGCGCAACATGAACAGCGCCGAGGCGTCGGTCACCGGGTTCGGCGGTCACGTGGACAATATCGGGTCGAAGATGGCCAACGTCCTCGGGCCAGCCCTGCTAGGTGCCGGGATCGCCGCGGGGGCTATGGCCGCCAAGTTCGCGGTAGACGGTGTCCAGGCCTTCGTAGCTGATGAGGCCGCAGCTGCGAAACTAGCCACCACCCTCGGCAACCTGGGATTAGAGCAAGCCACAAGTCAGGTCGAGTCATTCATTGACTCCCAACAAAGACTCACGGGTGTCGCCGATGACGAGTTGCGGCCCGCGTTTGATCGCCTTATCAGGTCGACACAGGATGTCGGGACCGCTACTAACGCCCTTAAACTTGCGCAGGACATAGCGGCGGGCACCGGTAAAAGCCTTGAGAGTGTGGCCGCGGCCCTTGGTAAAGCGTTTGACGGAAATACGGTTGGGCTAGGCAAGTTAGGCGTAGGGCTAGACGCCGCAACTCTGCGCACTGGCAACATGAAAGAAATAACTAAAGCCCTATCGGATACGTTCTCGGGACAAGCCGAGACAGCCGCAGGCACCTACCAAGGGCAACTCAACCGGCTAACCGTCGCGTTCGGCGAACTCCAAGAATCATTCGGCCGCGGATTTCTTACCTCACTAGGTAACTCGACCGCCAAAACCGACGAACTAATGCAAGCCATGAAAGACCTAGAACCCGCCCTGCAAAGCATAGGCAGCGAACTAGCCAGGGACCTAGTGGCGCTAGTCGACTTCGGGCGCGGTTTCCAAAACTTCCTGCGACCCTTAAACGATTTCGAGAACGGATCAACCCGCGTATTCAACGAATTACAAAGACAACTAGCACAAAACCTATTCGACGTCGACGCCTTAAAAGACGCCTATAGCGGGCTAGCGGGGGTCGCTAGCGGGTTCGCTAATGGTTCCGCGGGCGGTGGTGGTGGTGGTGGTGGCGGTGGCTCGATGGGTGACGCCGGCACCGGCCGGGCAGTAATTAGGGAAAATGACCCCTCAGTGATCCGCGCAAACTTAGCCGCACAGTGGGCCGACGTACTCGACAAACTCAACCCGAAACTAGATCAAAACAAAGTCGCGTCTAGCGGATCGGCGAAGGCTACGACGTCGATACGGGACGCAATGAAAGCGGCGTCAGACACCGTAAACACGATGTTCCAACCTGCCCTAGACGTCGCACAGGCGGCCCTAGACGCAGTCAAAACCGCATCCTACGCCTACGCGGAAAGCCTTAAGGGTGCGATAACGGGGACCGTTAGCCTGGCATCGGCTTGGGCCGCAGCGGAGGCTAAAGCACAACCGGGCGAAGCGTTCGCGGCGGAGGCCCTGACAGCGTTCCAAAAGCAGATAGGGGACGCCACCGGCTTTGCTAAAGCCATCGGGAACCTAGCGGCCCAGCCTGGTGTTTCTCAAGCGCTCATTGATCAGCTGGTGGCGGTGGGTCAGGCTCAAGGCCCAATAGCGGGCACCGTGTTGGCTAACGAAATTGTTAGCTCCGGCCTAGTCCCAGAATTGGCTACGCAGCTGCAGAGCCTAGACATATTCGCGGGCGCTACGGGTGAGGCCGTCTCGGCTAAGTTTTATGACCAGGGGGTCATCTCCGCTACGCAAGTGCTCCAAGGTATTTCGGATGAGATTGTGGCGCAGCAGAAAGCCCTGAAAAGATTAGGGAAAAACATTGGCGAACCCATCGGGAACCAGATTACGGAAGAAATATCCGCGGCGATAGATCGAGGGATAGCTAGGGCTAGGAAAGCAGCGGCGGATGCCGAAGCGGCCGAGTTTACTCGGCAGACAGCAGCGCGGGCGACACAAACCGCAGTCGGTCAAGGCATCACGGCAATTATTCGGCAGACTGATCAGCGCACGGGGTCGCTACCGGCCGGGGTGCTCAGGTGACAGCCCCGACCATAACGTCGGTCACGATTAACGGCGTGGATCTCGACCTCGACGACGTGATTCTAGATGTCATCATTACTCACGGCCGGGGGGCGATCACTGACGCCGCAAGCCCCTCCACGTTAGATATGCGGATCTTTGCTACGGGGCAGATAACGGTCCCGTATACCCTCGGGCAGTCCGTGAACGTTAAAGCCGACACGGTAGACCGGTTCACCGGATTCATAACAGATATGGCGATCAGTCACGCCACAACGGTCGACAACAATCCCCCAATGACGATCATTGACGTCACCGCGGTCGGTCTACTGGCGAACCTGTCCCGATTCTTTTACGACACGACACGCCCCGAGGAAGTGCTACAGGACCGGGTCGACGCCATCCTCACCGCGACGGGTTTAACGTATTCGGCGCAGGCGGACCCCGACTACCTACTACTCGAAGTCCTAGCGGCCGACGCCGTCCTAGAGGACGCTCGCACGCAACTCGACGTATTAAACGATTGGACCGGCGGCACCCTGTACGACAAACCCGACGGGACCGTAGTTTTCGAGTCCTACACTAGGCGCGGCTATAACTACGCTACGGCCACGTGGGACGACATGCCCTACGACTGGGACAACACTACGGGCGATTGGGCTAACCAGGAGGCGGCCGGCTCAGCGGCCCCTACCGCGGTAACTCTCCCAGTGACTGCGGTGGTGTGGGAACCGCGTTGGCAGGCCACAGCGTCGACGATTATTAACGACGTGACCGTGTCCTACGGGACCGCAGACCCGCAAGACGTGTTTAACCAGGTCGACGCGGGCAGCGTCGCGGCGTTTGGATCTCGGGCCGTGACAATAAACACGGGCCTAGCGGATCTCGACGACGCCGCAAACCGGGCTAGCCTTGTGTTGACGGCTCAGGCTACGGAGCGGTGGACCCTAGGCGGGGTCGAGATACTTATGGAAACACTCAGCGCCCCCGAGCTAGCGGAGGTCATGAACTTAACGTCCGGTGACCGGGTAATAGTTACGGGTTTACCGACACCGGGACCTATTACAGAATTCTTGGGTGTCCTTGAAGGGTGGACCGAGACCTACACAATAGACGGGTACCGGCTCACCCTCGCACTATCGGACCCGCGCTACTCCTATGCCATGCTGGAATGGGACGGCGCGGGCGCCGCGGATTGGGCTAACGTCCCAATTGCTACTACTTGGTCCGATGTAATCCTACAATCAAACCTAGTCCCATAAGAAAGGATAGAAATGGCAACCACTACCTACGGGTCGCCCTATGTTGACGGCACCGATTTAGTCGCTAACTGGCCGGCCGCATCATTAACCGTTGCTCAGTCAATTGACGCGGCGGGTTATTACATTGGCCGCGGAAACAATACACAAACCGGGTCTATGACCACGGTACTCACGGACGCCGGCAAAGTCATTACCATGAGCAACGCAAGCGCCAACACGGTTACGATTCCGGCTAACTCGTCGGTCGCGTACGTGATCGGGACGCGAATTAACATCCTTAACCTAGGCGCAGGTGCTTGCACACCGACCGCGGCGGCCGGCGTGACGATTAACGGCACCATTACGGCCCTAGCGACTAATCAAGCGGCGTCAGTTATCAAAACCGCTACGAACACTTGGTCGTATGTCCCTTTCTCTAGCGGTACTGCCGCCGCTGTGGTCAGCGGCACTACCGGATCACCAACGACCACCACGGACGGTACGGCGACGGTGTACAAGTTTACGGGCGACGGAACAATAACGTTCTCGACCGGCGGGGCAGTAACTTTGCTCGTAGTCGGTGGGGCTGGGGGTGCCGGTGGCTATTCTTCAGGGTCGCAAAACAGTGGCGGCGGTGGCGCTGGAGGGTATCTCGCGGCTACCGGGGTCACGTTGGCCGCGGCAACGTTCACTGTCAAAATTGGGGCGGCGGGAACTGCCGGTACTGGCGCCGCCGATGGTGGCAGCGGCGCTATATCTTATTTTGATAAGTTTACAACTGGCGGCGGTGGCGGTGGCGGCTACAACGCGGGACTCAATGGCGCTAGTGGCGGTGGTGGTGGCCGTGGCGGCGGTGGCACGAGAGCCGGTGGAACCGCAACATTCGGGTTGCAAGGATTCGCTGGTGGTAGCAGCAACACGTCAGCATTCGCGGCGGGCGGTGGCGGCGCAGCGGCGCAAGGCACCGACAACCCGAGTACATACAACGGGGCCGGCGGCGCGGGTATCGCCAATACAATTACCGGCGTGAGCGTCACCTATGCGGCGGGAGGAACCGGGGCACGTTCGGCCGGATCGGCCGCGGGAGCGGCAAACACTGGCAACGGCGGATCCAGTGGCGACGGAATAGCGACCGGCGGTATCGGTGGTACCGGTGTTGTCATAGTGAGAGTGGGCTAGTCATGGGATATTTCGCGCACGTAACCGAAACAATCGTTACCGAGGTACACGTCCTAGCGGACGGGGTAACCGACGACCTACCCTTTCCAGAATCCGAACCGCTAGGGCAAGCATTTTTAGCCGACTTGTGGGGTGACACTCAGGCGTCCTATGTTGAGTGCTCAGAGAATGGCGACTATCGGGGATGCTATCCCGGCGTGGGCTATACGTGGGACGGCACTATCTTCGCTCAACCTAATGACCCTGCGCCAACGCCCAACGATTACACGACACAACCCGAGCCAGTGATCGAGGCCCCGTAATGGCTAAACTAGTTAAGGGCGGGGTGACGCTCCGCGACCAGGTGAATAAAAGATTCCCGAAAAGGGACAAGGCTAGCGACGGGTGGATAGGTGACGCCGCGCACCAGTCTCGGGAGTCGGATCACAATGCGGACCCGGCCACCGGCTACGTTCACGCTATCGACATCGATAAGGATTTAGGGGCGAAAGGTGACGCCAAGAAACTAGCGGACCAGATTGTCGACTACGCCGCGAGCAAAAAGAAGGGCGGCAAGCGCGTCAAGTATGTAGTTTTCCAAGATCAGATCGCGTCGGCCACTTATCCAGAGACCAAGTGGCAATGGCGTGGGAGCGGCTACGGCCACTACGACCATATTCACGTGTCATTCACCGCAGCTGCCGAAGAAGATGGCTCAGAGTGGCCGCTACCTATCTTTACGGTGGCAACGTGACCGACACAGTGGGGATGCTTACGGCGTCATTCGGGCTACTAATAGCGATACTTGGGCTAGTGGCGTGGATAGCCAGGGCGCAAACGAAGGCGAACCGGCCGAACGGCGGCGCGTCGCTCTACGACATCGTGGTAAGGATTGAGCACCGCATCGACCGGCTAGAAAAACAGTCCGACGAGCATTTACAACACCACCTAGAGGGGAAATGATGCTAGATAAACTTAACCCAGAGGTCCGACATCTTGTCCTAATCCTGATCGTCGTGGCGCTCACCTGGCTAGCCGCATCTATCCCGGCCCTCAACCTTGACCCGTTATGGGCACCTTTAGCGGGTGGGGCCGTAACGGCGTTATTGGCATATTTCACCCCGCTGACTAGGCAGTATGGGGTAGGTTCGGCGCGTCGCACCAAATAACCCCGACATGTCCGATATCTTGACACCGTAACTACGACACGGGAGGCAATATGGAGTTCGTTACCACTACCGAGGCGGGCCGCATGCTCGGCGTCGGCCCCGACAC